AGTAACCGCTATTGAAGGTTCTGTTCCATATCCAACACCACCATCAACAACGTTAAAGTTAATAACACCCTGATAAACAGTTTCAATAGAACAAGTTGCAGCAGCACCAGTCCCACCGCCACCAGAAATAGTAATAGTTGGTGGAGTAATATAACCAGCACCAGCACTAGTCATTAAAATCTTTTCAATAGAAGTAACATTTGCTCTAGTTGTCAAAATACCAACTGCTCTTGCATCGGTAAATGCTGGAGAAGCTGAGAATGTTATTGTTGGTGGAGAAGTGAATCCCGATCCATCATTATTAAGGAATATCTCTCTAACATATCCAACACCAATAGATGCTGCTACTTCAGCAGTTCTACCAATACCAACCAATTGTAGTTTAGATATATAACCATCATCTTGAACAACTGTATCTATAGCATCAATAGAAGTATCAATAACTTCATCTTCATATTCAAAGAGCTCACATTTAAGTTGATAAACGTAGTTCTTACCTAACTGATAGAATGGATCTTCATGTTCTACAAATTTAACTTCAAATAACCTTGATCCGAGTGGGAAAAATACTAAATCTCCCTCTCTTGGTCTAGTAGCAAGTATAACTTCTTCATTTCCACCAGGACCATCATCCAATCCTGCCATAAATGGTGCTATGAAATCTTCAAATCTTTCTTTTGAAATAGTAAGAGTAACTTCATCTCTTATACTCATTCCAAATTTAGTCAATACATCTCCTTGACCACCATATCCTTCATATGTGTTGACATATGCTTCTATAGCAAAGTTATCATCAAATTTAGAAGATTGAACCTCTTCTATAATTGATTTTGTATTTACATATTTTCTTGGAATATAAGTTACTTCAACACCGTAAATTTTTAGATGCTCGTTTATGAGATCCTGTGTTAATCTTTGTTCTGAAGATGTTCCTTGTAGGAAAAATGGATTAAGTGCCATGTGTTATTAACCCACAAAATCATAAGGAGGTAATTCGTATTCAGATGCCATCCTTGATCTTAGAGATTCTATATCCCTTTCAGCATCATCAAAAATCTCTCTACCATTAAGTTCTATACCACCTGGTAACTTAACTCCACGGAATTTGATTAAATTCTGTCCCCACTGTCTCTTCATAAGAGCTGTGAGATACAATTTGAGAAAAGGATCATTATATACTTGAGTAAATGATGTTGGATCTAATGCCCTATAACAATCAAGAACTAAGAAATTATCGAGTGATTCTGCACCCCAATCTATATCCAAATATAATCTATCTTGCCTCTTATTAAATCTTATTTGCTTATCTGTAGTTAATAAAAAGTCAATATCTTCCAAATATGACTTAACCATAGAATATTGAAGTAATTCAACCGAATTAAAATTATAAAGATCATTCAAAAATAACTGATATTTAATACTAAACATTCCACCTGATATGGTGCTAGTATCAAATTTAAAAATCTTTTCTACTCCAACTACAGAATCTGGAACCTGTAAGAAATTAGAAGTCTCATACCAACTACTTGTTGTAGTTCCGTAACCTGCTATATTTGTGGAAGTAGCAGTTGTAGTTACAATACCAACTCCATCTGTACCTTTTGCTCTACCCCTATCTAAATCTGCTTGAGTAATCTTATACTTAAGAAACATCCTCTCAACACCATCGAAATGGCGTTCATTGAAGAGTTGAATAGCATCATCAACAGAATCATCTATTTGGTCATCATCGAGGTTAATCTCCAATACAGGAGCACCCAGCTTCCGTAAGCAGTAATCTATAAGTTGTTGTCTACTCGCTGGTTTTGCCATATCCCCTAAGTATCAGTTTTCTTGGTCTTTTTCAATTTTTGGATTTCTTCTTGTAAAGAAATTATTTCTTGTTGAAGATTTTTTTCTTCTTGTTCAAAATCATTTTTTAAAGTTTGTAATTTTGCTTCCAAAAGAACATTTTGATTTAATGATTGTGCCAATTTACCATTATATAAACTTACAAGAACATTAACATCAACGTCACCATTATTTTGTTGTTGCATAATATTTTAAGGTTAGAAAGTTCCCCCATCAAGTGTAGAAGACCAGTGAGGCTTATTAGTATATATCACAGAAACTGAAGATGGAATTACTGATAGATTTTCAACTGTACCATTTTGTCCTTCTCTTCTAATATTGTAGGTATTAGTGAAAGTTCCCTCAACACCAATCAAGTCAATTGAATTTCCGTTAGATACAGGACTCTCAACAACACCGTAAGCACCACTAGTATCCTGCCTAACAACATCACCAGCATTAAGAGTTACTGTAGATGGTAAAGGTAGAGTGTTCTTAGTAACAGCAGTTAGGATCTGCTTAGATGTTACTATAGGAGCAGCTGGATTATTGGTTGAGGTCTGTAAACCATTCTCATCAAAGTATACAGCACCATTAGCATTATAATCAGCAGTCTGGTAGTAGATACCTTTGATATCTAAGAAACCTCTTGTTCCAGATACTGTATTACTTGCCGTACCTGCATCTGGAACATATGTCCAAGATCTTGCAGGAGCATTACTTCCAGTATTTGTATCAGCATCTACATAACCAAAGAAACCAGTTTTATTATTTGCAGTACCAATACCAGTATTATACTTAAATGCTATACCACGATCCGTATTAGTATCGTAAGCATGAGTAATTGTCAATTCTGAAGTTGTTGTAATACCAGCAGAAGTACTTCCCTGAATAGTAATAACTTTATTTGTGGTATTAACTTCGGTAACTGTTGTTAATCCAGAGTTTGGAAGTGATGCATGACCACTTATAACGTCACCAGTATTAATACCAACAACAGAATCGATTGTAATCGTACTAACACCAGTTGTAGCTGGAGCAGTAACTACTCTAGTACTTGTAACATCACCAATAACAAATATTGGATCATTAACTGTTACCGCAGTTGAGTTAACTGAAGTTGTTGTACCATCAATTTGTAAGTTACCTTTGATGATAACATCACCTTCATTACTTAAACCATCTGGATATGGGTCAATAAACAGTTTATCACCAGCACCACTTACGGTAGAAATTATATTATCTTCAATTTTAACTTTACCAAGATATGATGAAGTAGCTACGTTCAACGGAGTAGTGAACTTAACTTGCTTACCAGTAAGACTGGATACTACTAATTCATCATTACCATCTTCATCATATTCAAATTTAACATCCTTATCAGAACCAAATGAAAACGCTGTATCATCACTAACAGCAAATTCACCAGTTCCATTAGTAGCAAATATAACATCCCCATCCGTATCTGTAGATGATAGAGTCCTACCATCCATTCTAAGATTATCTACATTCCACTGATCAATTTTTCTATTATCATCAAGAACAGCAACTATACCACCATCACTATTTCTTGTATTGGTAACACCAGCAACAGCACCTGGTTGATGATCCATCATAGAAGTATAATAATGTCCTCCTACTGAGAAAACATTACTTCCATCGTCACCAACAAATATTCTATCTTTATATTGATTTACTCCACCGTAACTGCCGATGCCAGTTACATAACCCATTTCACCCCAATTTAGGCTGGCAGGTTTGTTAGTACCAGAGGATCGTTTGATCCTGATAATGCTAGCCATTTAAAAATTTCCCCCGTTAATGTCTAAATTCGAGTCTGAGCCAGGTGTCAAAGATAGTGTAGCGTCCCATTTTTGAGTTGCTCCATTATATACCAATACCATTCCATTAAGTAGGTTCGCAGCATTAACATCGCTGAGTTCAGCTAAGGAAAGACCTTGGGCTCCAGCAAGTGAAGAAATAACCTTAACAGCGTTTTTTTGCCCTACTCTGACCTTAATGTCTGCCATTTATGTAAGCAATTCAAGAATCTATCTATTATTTATGTTTACGATTAGCTAACTCTTTAAGTAAAGATTTAATTTCATCAATATCTTTTTTCATTTCATCCAGTTCTGCTTTCTCATCAAGTTTTTTATTTCTTTTAGAAATATGTTGAGAATATGAATTAGAATCGTAATTTAAAATCGCACCTGTTTCTGGATCACGAAATAGGTTTTTATGTCCTTCAACTGGTATCATGCGTAATGCATACTCCTATCTTTCTTTTTATCCTTTAATTTATCACCTCTCTGACGTTTTTCACCAGTTTCTCCATAACCATCTGGATGCTTACCTGCTTTCTCTTTTCCTAATCCTTCAGATTTCTTACCACTCTTATCAGTATAATGTAGTGTTGCCTTTTTACCTGGTTTCTTAGTAATAACAGACTCCTGATCGTGTTTGCGACCAAGTTTTCTCATAGTTTTGCCAAACTTACGTTTTGACATACCTTCTGGTTTAGAAGTAGAGTATGAAACTTCACTAGCATCAGATCCATCATCATACTTATACTTACCAGTTGTTTTCTTGTAACCTATACCCTTTTTCTTTAAATCCTTTTCAAGACCTTTTCTCTTCTTACGGTTTTCACCTTCATCAGATCCACGATCAGCAGAGATATGACCAGTATCTTTAGTTCTAGCATTACTTAATTGTCTTGCTAGACCACCTTCACATAATATTAAAAATTCTTGAAAAGTTCTCATTACGCTAATGCAATTGCTCTGAAGTCTTTTAATCTAATAGGAACACATTCGTTTGTGGATGACATCACTATTTTAATTGTAAATCCATCAAACTGTTCCAAATCATTTATGGTAAACTGATATTCTGAGAAATCATTTTGTCCACTTTTCTTCACTTGAGCATCTGCTCTACCATCATTTAAACCTAGATCAATAATATCATCACCAAAACCATCACCATCAGTATCAATTAGGTTCTTATAACCAGGGAAGGCTCTATATGTTTGAGAAACTTCACTAGAATCTGCACTGAATAGTCTGTAGAATATTCTAAAGTCTGCTTCTGGTTGAACATTAGCAGCAACAAATACCTTAAGTGATGTAGCAGGCTGTTTCAAAGAAACTTTCTTAGATACAAATATTGAACCATGTGGATCATTTTCTAATGACTTACTTCTTGTATCAGTAACATAATCCGATACTGGACTATTGATCTTATTTCTACCTAAAACAAAGGTTGCATATTTTGCATCCAATACTGGAGATAGATTCTTATCTGTTGATGTCATATCAACCTTTAGTGCTAATGATTTATTCTTAGGTAAAGTGCTTAACCTGAGTGATTCATTAGTTTTAGATGCTACTAATCTTGGTGTTGGGAAGAATGTAGTCTCATTTAATATAGTTGGTTCAAATCCTTGATCAATAAAGGATACTTCATTTCCACCAGCACTAGTTCCACTAATAGTTCTAATCGAAGTATTTGCAAAGGTTCCTTTACCAGGAGTAATTACATTAAATTGCGGAGATAAAGAACTGAACTGATGATTCTGAGATACTTTTGCACTCTTACCACCTACAGCTTTTTCGCTAGTAAAGCATAATAAAGTCTTATTATCAGCAACATTATTACCTCTAGCACCAGTTCCTCTATCAATTTCTAAGAAATAATTGTCAATATTTGATGCATTTCTTAAAGTTGTATTAGAAGGAATATTAATAGTACTATTAATACCAACTAGAGGGAAACCATTTATTTGATATGGTTGAATAGATACGCCTGTGCTATGTCCGATTGCAGTAGAACCACCGAGTCCTCTACTATCAAGTGTTAATTGACCAGTTCCAACAACATAAGAAACAATTTCACTTTCTATTAAAGCATCACCTCTATCTGTTGTAATACCTGCAAAGTTAACAAATGATGAAGTAGAAGCAACTGATACTAATGTGCCACCTAGTGCCAAATCTGCAGTTGTTTGTGTTGATATAGAATCTGGTTCAAGTCCTTCAAGTTTAACAGCGTTGTTTGCACCATGATGAGCATGGTTGTATTGAATAACCTCAATAACATTACCACTATTAAGATCACTAAGTACCTCAGAGTCTGATGGAAATACAGTTGCACCTGTTGCTTGTTGTCTACCCTGAGCATTATTAGTACCATAATGAATAATTTGCTCACCATTCTTAAATACTTCTCCCTGAACATCAGTTAGATGTATTGTATCTAAAGTTGTACCAATCTTCTTAACTGCGAATTTAGCACCAGCACCTCTCTTATAATTTCCTCCTTGAGGATCAATTGTTAGTATATCACCAACAGCAAATCTACTACCTCCATTTCCATTAGAAGAAGTACCTGTGTTAGTAAGTGCTGTAATTACACCATCAGTAACAGTTATATCTGCAGATATACCAGAACCATCACTAGTTGTTGACTTAAGTGCAACTCCAGATGTAGAAATGAAGTCATATCCAGATCCACCAGAAACTATTTCTGGTTGCTCACTATCATCATATTTGGCAAATACTTTTTCAACTATACCAGTAATACTTCCATCTTCTGTATCTCCAGGTGCTCCAGTACTGATTTTTCTACCGACAGGAGCATCTGCAGTAGCAAGACCAGAAACTTTAACTTTTAATTTTCTAGGTAAAGTTCTAACTGGATTGTCAGATAATACTTGAGTATTCTCATTACCAGGTTCAACTGGACTATTATAGAATGTTACTGCACCAGAAGGAACAAACTCTGCTTTATATAACTGGAATGTTAAATCTTGATACTGACTTGGAGTCCAAATTGTACCATTCTGAGATTTAAATAAACTACCACCAATATATTGCTTAGTATGAACAACACTTTCAACATCTGGTAAATTTGCAGTCTTAACAGTCTTCTGACCCATAGTTGAGACCCACATCTCATATAAGTCAGATGCTGGTGATAAAAGAACTATCGCATATTCCTTGCCACCTTCTAAGAAAATTGGTGATGGGAATTTAATATTTGTTGCAATAGAAGCATCGATAGATGTTGTAATATCTGCAGGATTTAATGAAACCTGTGCATAATCTTGAACTAGGAAATTAGTTGGTGTTCCCAATTCAACATCTCTAACTTCAACAAATACTTTAGCAGCTGGATCCTTACTTCCAAAGTAAACATCAACAGAAGTTAAGAACATTCCAGTTTCATCAACCCTAAAGGATTGTGCCAAAGGATCTCTATAAGGAGCCTCTACTCTTACAGTATCTGATGTACTATTAACGTTTACTGTAGTTGTAGTTTCATTAGGTCTTTGTGCAGGTTCGGGTGGATTTCTAACTCCAACTGTTGATGTTTGTTGTGTTAGAATAGTTCCCGTTGCATGATAAGTTCCTGTAGCATCACTTGCAAGAGCAGTGCTTCCTGGTAAGGTTACTGTTCCTGGAGTGGTAGCAGTTAACTTAAATGTCTTAGTTCCACTATAGAATAATACTGGTGGTTGTGGTGTTACATTTGCATTTCTAAAGAAGAATGATCCTAAAATATCACCCCAATTATCTGACATTAATGATGAATTTGTTATTGTTGCTGTTGCACCACTAGATGTACCAACAACTACACAACCATCTGTTACATATCCATAGTAAGATTCATCATTTGCTAATGCAGCAACATCAACGTTAAATATTTTTGATGTAGATGAATAAGCATCAGATGGAGCAGGTCTTGTTCTATCAAAAATATCAACTTGATAAGTTTCAACACTACCATTCTTCACATTAATTCCACTAGGAGATCCTAGAGGAACTGCGATTACACTTGCATCACCGTACTTATGTTCGGGAGCCATTACCTTAACTTTACCTATTTGCTTACCATTTTTGAAAATAGTTGCATCTTCATATACGGTAAACGTACCAGAAGTCATTTCAATTTCAGTTACCTTTGGAAATACATCAGGAATTCCACTATCAAGATAATGATAATGCTTAGTAGATGGTTTTAGTCCATTTCCATTAAATGCTACGTTTCTAGAACGCATGAATGGATCTGTTGCACCACTAATCTTAACACTTTCAACATAATCAAACTCTCTAAGAGCTTCAATTGTATTAGTAAATGAAGTTTCTACTGAATGTGTAGTTGTTGTAGTTGTTGTTGTAGTGGTATCAATATGATTACCATCAAAAGCACCATGTCTATCTGGATCATCCGCTCCAGGATCAACTTCAGTTACAGTTACATCTACATCTGTTTGTGTTGTTGTGTTATCAGAAACAATATTTGCTTGCTCTGCCCAAGTTGCTCCACTAGATTCTGTTCTATAATCATCAACATATATTGTTCTAGTCCAGTTATCTGATGGTGGGTCAATAATAACACTACCAGCAAATACTATAACGTTAAATGGATTAATATTTTCAACTTGAGTTGCTTGAAGGTTCTTAATTTCACTAGCAACTTCTTCATATTTTAATGTAATCAAATCACCAGTTTTCTGACAATTATCATCAAGTAATTTTAAATTTGCACTTCTATCTACAGAATTCTCATTTATTGATGGATCAAATGCTAAATCTGCCTTTAAGGACCAGAAATCAACAGCACTAATTAACTCTTTATTAACAACATCAACATCACATCTAGAACCTTGTGTTCTATTGAAGTTGATAAAGTTTCTATCTTTAAAATCATTTGCTACAAATCCAGTTTTGAATCTGGTTAATCCATCAGCATCAGTAACTTGTAAAGATTTGGTATCTAATTCTAGAGCAGTAAGAGAAGTCATTACTTCTAAATTAGCAACTCTCTTTTCAATTTTACCAATATCTCTCATGGTAAATCTTCTATTATCATATAATTTGATCTTTGGACCTTTTACAGGATCATACAAGTATGGGGGAAGAGTTATTTGAGCTACCTCCATAGATGGACCAACTTCTGTAGGTGGTGCAGGATTATCTGCAGAAACACCTTTAATTAATTTTACCTCTTCAAATTTATTAATAACTAATTTGTCTATTCTAGGTAAATAATAACTATATCCAAGAACAGAACTTTCATTCGGAGCAACAACATATTTTGTTATTGATTCAAAAGTTCTAGCAGAAAAATCAAATGGTGACTTATTAGTTGTAACTGCTGGATCAAATGGATTAACTCTAGGTCTGAAGTCTAAGATATCAGTTCCTCTATCTAAAGATATATGAGGAACATCATTTGTATACCTATCTTTATTATATGAATTGGCAGTAAATAAATCTCCACTCTCAGTACTCTGAGTTTTATAATAATCGAGGATAACTAGTAGTCTATTTGTTGGAGGTGAAGAATTTTTCTTTCTAACAATTTTAGAATAATCACTATACTGCTTTTTATGACCTTTATCTAAAGTATAATTTGAAGTTCTATCTGTGTAATTACCATTTGTTATGCCCTGTAAATTAGTTTCGATATTAGATTCTTTGAATGTAATAGTTTCTCCCTTAGAGAAAGTATTATCATTTAAATATACATACTCAATTTCAGTTGCAGAGACTCTATTAACAATCTGACCAATTGCTCTACTACTCTTACCTATAAATTTTTCACCGATAACAGTATTTGTATCTAACGCAAGACCAGAAACAAATGTTAATCTATCAAGAGATGGTATACTTGTATTTTTTGATTCATATATTGCATGAACTTTAACTACATCTGGAATATTTAATGAAATATCAGCATCTTCAATCCTTAATCCATAATACTTACTTTCATCAAGACCATTATTTGTAGATACACCTACCTGCCTTGTTATTTCTACTTTATGACTTCTAACAAAATCTTTAGATTTTGTTTTTAAACCAACCTTTTTCAAAGTTACATTTACAGTACAAGCAGTACTTGGAGTTAATCCACTAAAGGAAATATCATTACCATTATTTGATATAGAAACCTGATCAGCACTTAAAGTTTCTGTGGTTCCATCAGCATAGTGAATAGAATATCTTTCTTCATCAAATACTTCAAAGAAACAACTAGTAATACCAGAAGAAGCATCAAATGCTGAAGCACTACTAAATGATAATGTACCTGCTGCTGATGTTGTTTTACTAGTTACTTGACGATTAATAAGAAGATTTGAATTTGAAAGATCAACAGAAGAAACATTTTTCTTAGGTAATCTACTGTATAAACCAGAATTGGCAAGATTAATAATCTTAGGTGATTTAATTCTGAATATATTTGATGTACTTACACCTGCAATAATTTCACCACTATTAACACCCTGTACATTTGCAATAGGTGCTAAGTTCATAGTTGAACCATCTGCAGATACACTAGTAACTCTATTATAAGTTTGATCTCCAAAATCTGTAGAATAACCTACGATTGTATCAGTCTTTACACCAACTTGTCCTGCAAATCTTCTTCTAGGTGATTGTGCTGTTGCACTATTACCGTTAGAAGCACCAGATACTGTTAATGGATCAACTATAGAGAAATTAGGTAATATTCTGTCATACAAAACTGAATCGGCACTAAAATCAGATACTAAAGAAGATTCTAATCCATCTGAATCTTGATAAACCGACTTAATATCATCTACTGTATATGATTTAACTGTAATAACAGATGAATTTAACTTTGTCTCTTCATTAAATATTAGTTGCTCTCCTTGAATGAAAGATCCAGTTGTTTGAGACAGAATAAGTTCTGATGCATAATGACCCGCAACATATCCTAATGCACCACTACTAAGTCCTCTAACACGACTAGAAGTTGGAACTGTAGTTGCAATTGTTCCTGCATTAGAAATCTGTAAAACTGTATATGTTTGAATATCATATAAATGAAGATCCCATTCTGTGCTATCTCCACTATATTCTGCACCAGCAACAGCAAATGAATAAACACGAGCCTCACCAACTAAAGCTCCATTTCCTGAAGTTGGATTAGCACCTGCAGCCTTTCTTTGACTATAGAGTTTAATAGTATTAGCAGTAGATCCACCAACATTAATCCAAGGAGTACCCTCAACATTATTAACTTTCAACATACTACCCATTCTAAATGGGATAGATGCAGATTTTATTGTCTTCGTATCTCTTGGCTTATCTACATCTAAAACTGTAGTTCCTGGTAATGTTACATCAAATCCCCTAACATATGCTTTACCTGGAGACAACTTAACACACATAGTGTCTTCTGAAGGATCATTACCTTCATCAGTTTTCTGTCCTTCTACATATAAACCATTTGATGAAATTTCATCATTCAAAGAGTTTTGAATATTAACTCTAAATGGATTTACTGCATAGTTTCCTGACTCATCATAAGTTCTCTTAGCAAAATACTTCTTAATTTCAGAATATACTGAGGTATCTTGTAATTTCTTAATTTCACCATCTCTAACACGAATTAATTCTACAAAATTAGTGTCTTCAAAATCTAAAAGTGCTTTTTTTGCTAACTTAACACTTATTTTAAATCTATCTGCACCTGGTGCAGCATAGTTAGTGAATCCTTTAGCATTATCATTTAGAGAATCGTCATCATTTGCATTAATTACAGTTTCGGATATCTCAAGTCCAACCCTATATGATGGTTTATTAGAATATGGTTCTAATACTATAATATCTTTAGTGACATCTACAAAAGTTCCTCTTATAAAATATACACCATTATCGACACCAACTGCAGATCCAATAGCAGAAGGATCTTCTGATAAAACAGTTAAAATTGTTTCACCAGCGTTTAAAGTGGTGTTTCCGTAAGTAATATTCTCTTCAAGTGTTAAAATTTCCTCACTAGGGAACATTTCACTTATTGAACTTGCTCCAGACTGATTATATTTTACAAAAAGTGTAATATCATCAACACCTTCATCTGGTGGTAAGATATAGTTTTTAATAGTACCAATTATTTGTGAGTTTTGTCCTCTAACTTTAGTACCTTTTCCGTCATTATTGTTTATTAAAGCATCCAAATATATTGTAACATCAATACCTAAATGATCTGGATTTACCTTTACTGAGAAGTACGTACTATCGTATGTAACTCCACCAGGTATAACCATAGATCCTTCTTTGAAGATATGGCTTCCAAATGATTCTACCTGATTTTGTAATATCGACTGAAGACTTGTTAGTTCTCTTGCTTGAACTGGAAATCCAGGTTTAAACAGTACCTTATAAAAGTTATCTGCCTTATCAAAATCATCATAATAAGGACTTATATTTAAGTTAGTCTTTTGTGGCATTTTTCTTTAGAATTCCAGGATGATTTTGACGTCTTCTTTTTGTCTCTCATTACGAGCGATCAAAGGTCTATTGTCTAAGTAAACAATTTCCCCTGATCCTTTATTTATCTCTGAATTAGATAACCCATTTGAGAAGTTAACTCCCAAATCAATTAATTTAGTTCCAGTTGGATTTATAGTTATTCCACTAAAGGAAGTATTGATACCTGCAGAAAAACTAGAACTGTCTCCTTTTATTGCATTTGATGATGCTTCAAAGGAATAAATTGCACCTGAAGTTGATATGCCAGTATAATCGGTTTGATCTAATGTAGTAGTATAATTTAGAGATCTATCTCTAAAGTACTTCATAACTTTAGTTTCTTCATCATAAGATGCAACATACCCTTGAGCGATTCTTCCAGAAGTTAATACCTGTGTTATACGCTCACCAACTTTTGGTGTAATTGATGTATCTGCAATAGTATCAAAGATAAATGCCTGTGTTGATGAAAATGTAGAATCGCTGTAAGTTACTGCTGTTCCTACTTTAGTTGGGTTTTTAACAATCCCTACCTGTGCAAATTTAGTGTCAGATGGGAAGTCTTTTGTAGAATCATCAAATCTGGCATATATTAAAACTCTATCAGTACCCAATTCTTTATAGATGTCATATCCATGACCTAAAGATGGAGGTATAATCGGAACAAGTTTTGCTCTTTGGTTTGATGGATGAGCAGCATCTTGTAATGCACCCAAATCTACCAATCCATAACTATAACCACTTCCACCAGAACTAACGGTAGCATTTGTTATTTTACCACCTACTACATCAACTCTTGCCTTACCACCAGTACCATCTCCTAGTATATCAACTTCCTGCCCTAATCCATCTGCATACTTACCACCAGCGTCAGCGATGTAAATATGTTTGATTTGGTTACTGTTTAATGAAGAATCTCCATTCTCTCTAACAGCTTTAATTTGAGCATCTGTACTAGTTGACCAGTTATTGGGAACAGTAATATATTCTGTAGAATCAAATTTTAATATATCTGCTGGAGAAACAGTATAAAGATACTTCCAAACATAACCATCACCACTAGTACCTGCTCTAGAAGGTTCTAAATCGGTGAACATTGGTTCATCTTGAGAAATATTTCCAGTAGGATTATCACCACTAGAACCATTTGAGATACAAACGTACACTTTGAACTCGGAGTTCATTACATAATAACTTGCACCATATAATCTACTAGAATCGTTTATTGGACTCTGAGCACCTGCTTCGGTTGAATAATCATCACGATACATTTCATATCTTTTACCAGCAGTCCAATCTATTCTTCTAACAATTCTTCTTATATTAGCAGAGGCAATTCTCTTACCATACATCATAGTATCGCCTACATGAGCAGTACTAGAAAAACTGTCAAGAGGTTTTGGTGTAGAATTAGTTTTATTCCAATCACTAGACCTACCATACCCTACTTGAACACTAGGAGATGGTGTTCCTGTTGGATTTGATAACCCAATAAAAACATAGTAAGCATTTTTATCTGATTCTACTGATTCGACAAAATTGTTTGCGTTTAAAATTCTAAACTGATCAGTAACAATTGCTGGCATGATTATAAATTAAACTTTTTTTCTTTATTTATAGACATAATTTTATAGTCCACTAACAA